AGTTCCACAGGCGTAGCGAGTACCCCCACCTAACCCTTACTGAAGGAGCCACATGAAATACCTCTTCGCACTCTGGCTGGCAATCACAGCCCCTCTCGTTTACGCTTCCTGCACTTATCACACCTACTGCGATCAAGGTCGCTGCGTCACTTGCACAACCTGCTGTTATGGTGCAAGCTGCAATACGTCCTGCTACTAATGCAGGATGCCCAGCCGAAGGTGGCGCAGGTTTTTCGCGTTCGTTTTTCCCTGCCAACAGCGGCAGCAGGAATCAACTCCTCCTTTCCGTTGACCGACCCTGCTGACACCCCGGAAAGACGGGGCTAACAACTATGGCCGTTAATAAACAAATACCCTCATTAAAGAACTGGGGTGGCATCCGAACTGTCCAGCAACGGCTGGGTGGGTCCACCACCATCGCCAAGAATCGAGAAGCTGTCGCTTATTCGCTTCTGACCATTGCTAATACTAAACTCACCGACATCATGGAGTGGGATGACCAAGGCAATATTAAGGTCAAGGCCAGTAAAGACATCCCGGAACACGCCCTGCAAGCAATCAAGTCCATCAAAGTCAACGAGCGGCACGACAAAGACGGTGGGTGCGTTAGAACACTGGACATCGAACTGTACGATAAGGTGGGTGTGCTGCGAATACTGGCTAAAGCCAGTGGCCTACTGGATACCGCAGAAGAATCTGATAAGCCGTCCGTCATTGGCATTAATGTGAAAGCACCCGAGGTAATCGATGCAGAAGACATTAAGTAAAGAAGACGTTCAAAAGCTTTTTAAGTTGATTGATTTCGACACTGATGACGAACAGTCGCTTGAAATTTTTATTGACTTTGCCAATGCGGTCGCAGCAGCAGAGCGCGAGGCGTGTGCAAATATTGCTGAGTCCTACGAGCCGCAATGCGACAGTTGTCCTAGTGGTGTAGCCAATGCCATCCGCGCAAGGGGACAAGGTTGAAAACCAAAGAGACAAGCAGTAAGGTTCTACCTCAGACAGGGCTAAACCTCGACTTCTCTACCAGCCCAATCGTCTGGAAGTTCTTGCAGTCCAAAGCCTTCGTGCGCGGCATCATGGGGCCAGTCGGCTCCGGTAAATCCTACGCCTGCTGCGCTGAGATCATGATGAAGGCCGTCCAGCAAAAGCCGAGTCCTGTGGATGGTATCAAATACAGCCGCTTTGCGATTGTGCGAAACAGCTACCCCATGCTGAAAACCACGACCATCAAAACGTGGATCGATATGTTCCCCGAAGCGACTTTCGGACCCCTGCTGCATACACCACCTATTACCCATCACATCCGATTACCCGCCCGAGATGGCGCTGCCGGTATCGATTGCGAAGTCATCTTCCTAGCATTGGATGATCCAAAAGATGTCCGCAAACTACTGTCGTTAGAGTTAACCGGCGCATGGGTCAACGAAGCAAGAGAATTGCCCAAGGCAGTCATCGATGGGCTGACGCATCGCGTTGGACGATACCCCAGTAAGCGGGATGGTGGCGCGACATGGCACGGAATTATTCTGGATACCAACCCAATGGATGATGACCATTGGTGGTTTAGGATGGCAGAAAAGGAGAAGATGAGTGGGGCGTACAAGTGGGAGTTTTTCAGACAGCCCGGAGGCATCGAAGAAGCAGACTTGGCAGAACTACCAGAGAATCCTGAAGCAAACGATCACATATATAGCGCAGGTCGATGGTGGAAGCCCAACCCTAAAGCTGAAAATACCTCCAACCTGCCTGCCGGTTACTACCAGCAGATGCTCTTGGGGAAAAACCTCGACTGGATCAGATGCTACGCCGAAGGAAAATACACCTACGTCCAAGAAGGCAGACCAGTCTGGCCCGAATACGACGATAACATGATGTCCGCTGACTTGGATTACGATCCAACACAGCCCATTCAAGTCGGTCTCGACTTCGGTTTGACCCCCGCTGCCGTCATCGGACAGAAAACCAACGCAGGTACATGGAATATCCTGCACGAAATCGTCACCTTCGACATGGGTCTTGAGCGTTTCGGCCAGCAATTGCTCGGCGAATTGAACGCCCGATACCCCAATGCCCAGATTTTTGTGTGGGGCGACCCCGCCGGTATGCAGCGCGACGCTATTTACGAAGTCACCGCCTTCGATCACCTGCGAACACTGGGCCTCCGAGCGCAACCCACCCCCAGTAACGACTTTAAAGTCCGTCGGGAAGCCGCAGCCGCACCCATGCAGCGACTAATCGGCGGCAAACCCGGACTGATCGTGGACAAATCCTGCAAACTGCTTCGCAAATCCCTAGCAGGCGGCTACCACTTCAAGCGAATCTCCATCGGATCAGGCCAAGAACGCTTCCGGGACGCACCCAACAAGAACGAACACTCCCACGTTGGCGATGCCTTCGGGTATCTGTTACTCGGTGGCGGCGAACACCGCCGAATGACCAAAAGTTCAGCCATATCTGGCCGCACTTTTCAAGCACAAACCATTGCCAACAGCGATTTTGATGTATTCGCATGACCGCCATCGAACTAAACGAACGAGTCCAACGCCCCACTGGGGCGATTTTTGTACCCTACGCACCTGACCACTTTAGTTACATAAATACCAACAACCAAGACATCGTTGGTATTAGCAATTTGGTATCAGTGCAGCAGATGATCGACGCCCAATCAGAACTTGGACCCGCAGTAACGGTACTCCTGCACGGCAGACCTGTCGGTATCTTTGGGGCAGGAGCCATCTGGCCGGGAGTCGCGGAACTCTGGTTCATCCCCGACGAAGAACTGCGACGCTACCCACTGTTTATGTGCCACGGAGCCAAAGCATTTATTGATATCACGGCGATATCAATGTGTTTACACCGACAGCAGATTACAGTAAGGTGCGATCACAATCGGGCAGTGAAATGGGCAGCAACCATCGGGTTTAAAACCGAAGGGACATTGCAGGCATACGGCCCGGATCGCAGTGATTTTTACATAATGAGCATTGTGAGGCAAGTATGAGCGGATTATTCGGCGGCGGCTCCGACCGCGCTGCCAGAGAACAACTGGAATTGCAGCGGCAAGCCAATGCCCGTGAAGATGCGCGTCTGAAAAAACAAGAAGAACAACTAGCTGTCGAAAAAGCTGAAGAGGCAAAGCGTCTAATGGCACAGGCCAATGCGCGTCGCCGTGGCGGCGCACGAAGCCTGTTGTCAACAGAGCGTGTTGATTCTGAAGTAGGACTTCCTGAACTTCCATTAATGAGGCAACTATGAGCGCAATTGTTAGAGGTGTAAAAAATCTTTTGCGTGGCGGTTCTGCGCCTGCCCCAGCAAAACCAGCGCAAGCAGCAGTAAAGCAAAGTGAGCCTGCTGGTCCAGCAGCATCTATTGCTAGTGGAGCAAAACCAGAACAAGCTGTGACGGCATTGCGTCGCCGTCGCGGTTCACGCACATTGCTATCGCAAGAACGCATGGATGCTGAACTTGGACTTGGCGGTGGCGCTTCAACACTTGGAGGCGAATAATGCCGGGGCATTATGGGTCGAAAGACAAGATGAAGGACAAAGTGTCTAAAGTCATGCGCGAGTACAAGGCTGGCAAGCTGAAGTCATCCAGCGGCGACAAGGTAAAGTCACGCGACCAAGCGGTTGCCATCGCAATGTCTGAAGCCGGTATGGCGAAGAAAGGCAAATGATGAAAGAGGTATGGGATAAGCCACGCCCCAAAGATTTGGGTGAGCCAAAAAAGCTAACGCCAATGCAAAAGGCCGCAGCCAAACAAATGGCGAAGAAGTCGGGCCGTCCATACCCGAACCTTGTGGACAATATGCGAGCCGCGAAAGGCAAATGACATGAAGTTCTCCATTGAGATTGAGATCGAAGAAGAAGAAAAAGAAGAGGAGACGAAAACTCCTTCGGCGTTCGAGCGCAAAGTTGCCAAGATGTTGGCGAAGAAGGCTGGCCGCAAGACACCGAACGAGATGGATATGAAGAAGGCAGCAGAACTAGCCGACGAAGAGGAAGACAATGGCGACTAGAGCGTTGGAAACTGTCTACCGTGACAGACATATGCGCGTCTATAAATGGACGGGCCTTTTACAAGGTGACGATGGCGCACCACTGCAAGTCGATGAGTTTCACCACATTACAATCCACGGTTTCGGCGCATTCGATGGCAGCGCTAACCTGAATATATTGGGGTCGAACGACGGCAGTAACTTTGCTGTGACTAAAAAGCACGATGTTGGCTCAATGATTTTGACAGCAGATTCAATTGAAAAGATGCTGACTGAGCCTCGCTTTATTAAGCCCAGCATTACGTCGGGTAACGCATCAACGAACATCGCTTGCTGGGTTGTTTTGCGAACTGACGGCACGACATGAGTAAGTACAAAGACCCTGAAGGTGGATTGACAGAAGCCGGTCGCAGAAAGTTCGAAGCCTCGGGTGAGAGCAAGAACTTAAAGCCCGGAGTCAAAGAGTCATCCCCCACTGGCGAGAAAGCCAGACGCAAAGGGTCTTTCCTCACTCGGTTCTACACCAATCCGAGTGGGCCATTGGTTAACGATAAAGGTGAGCCGACACGCTTGGCACTCGCTGCGAACGCATGGGGTGAGCCTGTGCCGCGCACTGCCGCATCCGCAGCACGACTTGCCGCTAAAGGTCGTAACCTACTCGAAAAGTATAAGCTGGATAAGGAAGATTAAATGAATTACTCCGTCGATGAGATCATCAAGCGGCACAAACTCGCACGAGCAAAGAAAGAATTGTTCCGCGATTTGTACGAAGACGCTTACGAGTTCTGCCTGCCACAGCGTAACCTTTATGGCGGTGAGTACGAAGGACGTAGCCCCGGCCAGAAGAAGATGGCACGAGTGTTCGACTCGACGGCAATCAATTCAATTCAACGATTCGCTAACCGGATGCAGTCCGGTATCTTCCCGCCGCAGCGTAAGTGGTGCCGCCTAGAGCCGGGACCAGAGATTCCAGAAGATCAGCGTTATCAAGCGCAAGTCGTTCTCGACCAGTACACCGAGAAGATGTTTGCTGCACTAAAGCAGTCGAACTTCGATATGGTGATTGGTGAGTTCCTGTTGGACCTCTCCATCGGTACAGCCGTGATGATGGTGCAGCCGGGAACGGATGATAATCCTATCTCGTTTACCCCAGTGCCACAGTTCCTCGTGTCGTATGAAGAGGGCGCAAACGGCATGGTGGATAACGTCTACCGCATGATGCGTGTAAAAGGCGAGGCCGTTGCACAACAGTGGAAAGGCGCAAAGATTCCGTCCGACTTGGCACGGATGATCGAAGACAAGCCGACCGAAGATATCGACTTTACTGAGGCGACGCTGTTTAACTACCGCCGTGGTGAATACCATTACTGCGTGGTGCATGAGAAGAGCAAGAGCAAGATTTATGAGCGCACATTAAAGACAAGTCCGTGGGTGATTAGCCGCTACATGAAGGTGGCTGGTGAAATCTATGGTCGTGGTCCTGCGATTACGGCGCTGCCTGACATTAAGACATTGAACAAAACGCTTGAATTGCTGCTGAAGAATGCTTCGCTGGCAATCTCGGGTGTGTACACCGCTGCGGATGATGGCGTATTGAACCCGCAGACGGTGAGGATTGTCCCCGGTGCGGTTATCCCAGTGGCGAGAAACGGTGGTCCGCAAGGCGAGTCTCTCAAAGCACTGCCCCGTGCTGGGGACTTCAACGTCAGCCAGATCGTTATCAATGATCTGCGTCAGAACATCAAGCGTACCCTGCTGGATGAGTCGCTGCCACCTGACAACATGAGCGCACGTTCGGCCACTGAGGTGGTTGAGCGTATGAAGGAGTTGTCGCAGAACTTGGGTTCGGCATTTGGTCGCTTGATTAACGAGACCATGATCCCGCTCGTGTCCAAGATGCTGGAGGTGATGGACGAAAAAGGTCTGCTGGTAATGCCGTTGAAGGTTAACGGTATGCAGATCAAGGTTGCGCCGGTTGCTCCGCTGGCAATGGCGCAGAACATGGAAGAGATTCAGAACATCATGCAGTTCAAGCAGATTGCTGAGACCTTTGGACAAGAGGGTGCAATGGCGCTGAACAATGGTGAGACCGTGGACTACATCGGCGACAAGCTGGGTGTGCCTGCTACTTTGCGTACCAGTGCTATTGAGCGTCAGCAAATGATGGCAGCACAGGCGCAAGCGGCTGCGGCAATGGCAGAGTTTCAGGGTCAAATTCCACAGGGATCGACGCAGGCCGTCGAGCAAGCAACAGGCGAAATGGATATTGGAGCGGCGTAATGGATTACGGCAAACGACCTGATGGAATGCCAAAGGGCAGTGGGTACTTTGGTGAGATCAAACGTCCCGATGGCAACGTCATGACCGAGATCAGCATTGGCGTAGGATTGAACGGTAAAGAAACGCAAATACCGCTGATCGTGCCGACTCTAAATAAGCAAGAGTTGGATGCGCTGATGAAGAATGATCCCAAGTCTAAAGACTTTATGAAGCGCATTCCTCCATCAATTATCGATAAAGCAGTAGACCATGCGGTGCAAAGGATGAAGCAAAACAAGTCACCGTATGCCGAAGAAGGAGAGAAGTTCGCAGTTCCAAAATAAGGAGGACAAATGGCAGGGTGGGATGATTTAGACGCAATTCCCAAAGTCGATACAGAAGAACTAACGACAAAACGACAAGACTTAGACCGCTTGGTACAACGTGTGTTTGGCACTGAGGACGGTCAGAAATTGCTGAAATGGATGCGAGAGGTCTATCTTGAGAATCCATCTTGGCAACCCGGAGCGGATAACAGTTATGGCTACTGGCGCGAAGGCCAGAACGCCGTTGTCCGCGATCTTGAAGTCCGTATAAGGAGAGCATTGCAATGAGTGACACAGCAGATACCGGCGGCCTCCTCGCTGGTGAGTCGATTGATTCCCCAGATGAGGCGACAACCACGGAGACTGGTGTAGATGTTCCGCATATCGAACAGCCCACTACAGCTTCCGCAGTTGAAAACGATGACGGTCCCTTAGAGCGGCCAGACTATTGGCCTGAGAAGTTTTGGAACAAGGATGGCAATGAACCTTTACTGGAGGAAATTGCCAAATCGTACACAGAACTGGAAAAGAAGTTTCGTGCAGGAAAGCACAAAGCTCCGGAAGGTGGGAAGTATGACACCAGTGTCTTGGGTGGCGACATTTCCGATGATCCGTTGGCAAGCGCCTATGTTGGCTGGGCGGCAAAATATGGCCTAAGTCAGGAAGCATTTGATGAGATGGCCGGTCAGTTTGCCGAAATTATGGGTGGTCAGGCAGAAGAAACGCAGCAAAGCAGAGAGCGTGAACTTGCCATGTTAGGTCCAAAGGCTGATGCCATCATCAAAGGCCATGTCCAATGGGCAAAAGGTCTGGTGCAGAAGGGTATCTGGTCAGCCGAGGACTTCGAAGAGTTCAAGGTTTGGGGTGGTACAGCCCGTGGTCTTAACGCTTTGACAAAACTTCGTGAGACTTACGAAGGTCGAGTTCCGGTAGAATCCGTCCAGATGGAAGGCGCTCCAAGCAAGGAAGAACTGTATGAAATGGTGGGTCGGCCAGAGTACAAGACCGATCCAGCTTACCGTCGCAAAGTAGAGAAACTGTTCCAACAGACGTTCGGAAGTTAACGACTCCCTGCCACTTGGCATTGCCCCGCTTCGGCGGGGCTTTTTTATTGCACTTTTTAAAAAAAGGGTGTATAAGCTTGCCGTAAGGACAACCTTCGCGGCCCTTGATGGAGGTGAATCTTCCCGCCTATGGCGTGGCGTAAACGCAAGTCGCGGCCCAGAAACTCTGGATAACCAAGGCAAAGAGTGTTTTTCTAACTTTTTGACGAGGTAACATCATGGCAATTTCAGTATCTAATGCCTTCGTTACCCTGTTCGATGCCGAAGTTAAGCAGGCTTATCAGGCTGAGTCCGTCCTGCGTAACACTGTTCGGCTCCGTACAGGCGTAGAGGCTGCAACACACAAGTTCCCAAAGATCGGCAAAGGCGTTGCCACAGTTCGCGTTCCGCAAACTGATGTCACTCCGCTAAATGTCTCTTACTCACAGGTAACTGTGACTTTGAGCGACTACATTGCTGCCGAATATTCGGATATCTTCAACCAAGCTAAGATCAACTTTGATGAGCGTCAAGAACTCGTTCAGGTTGTATCGAAGTCGATCGCACGTCGCCAAGACCAGCTGATTATCGATGCACTGACTAACTCCGGTACTGCGCTGACAGTCGCCTCCAGCATCGGTGGTGCCAACACCAACCTGAATCTGGACAAGCTGCTGGCTGCTAAGAAGCAACTGGACGCCAAGAACGTGCCTCCGACTGACCGTTTCGTGGTTATCCACGCAAACAACTTGGCATCGCTGCTGGACGAAACCGAAGTTAAATCGTCTGACTTCAACACCGTGAAAGCACTGGTGGCTGGTCAGGTCGATACTTACCTCGGCTTCAAGTTCATCACCGTTGGTGATCGTGACGAAGGTGGTTTGCCGCTGGCATCGGGCGACCGCAAAGTCTACGCTTTCCACAAGCAATCTGTTGGTATGGCCGAAGGCATGGGTCTCACCACTCGTATCGACTACATCCCAGAAAAGACCTCATATTTGGTCGCTTCGATGTTCTCGGCTGGTGCTGTGGCTATCGACGCCGAAGGCATCGTGGAAATCACCTGCGATGAAAACGGCGCGTAAAGGAGAATAATCATGGCATTTAGTTCAACTGGTCTTAACTCTGCTGGCGCTCAGTCTAAAGCTGGTAACGCCCCACAGATGTGGACATACACCACCACCGATGCAATCGGCGATGTCAACACTGCTGGCTATTTCAATAGCGTAGCTTCGTTGCTCAAAGTCGGCGACATCATCTTCTGCCACACCAGCACGGGTGGTACTCCGGCGATGTCAATCGTCTGGGTAAACGCCAACTCCGGCACCGTGGTAGACGTAACTGATGGTCTGACAGTCACTGCAACCGACTCAGACTAATTCGGTTCGAAGTAGTTCCGGGGCTGGCTTCTCACTTGGGAGGTCAGCCCCTTCTTACATGAAGGATTTGTAATGGCTGCTGGCGATTCCTCTTTGCGTATTTGCTCTGACGCTCTGTTGATTCTTGGCGAAAAGCCGATCTCATCCTTTAGCGAAGGCACTGATTCAGCCAACATCTGCGACCGGCTGTATCCCAACATTCGTGATGCGTTGATCCAGCAGTATCCTTGGGCGTTTTCGTTCAAGAAAGTCTCGCTGGCACAAACAATCAACACGCCTATTAACGAGTGGAAATACGAATACCAACTTCCTGCTGACCGCATTGGCCCACCACGCGCTGTGTTTACCAGCACCGCTGTCGGCGCTAGGCCATTCCAAGAGTGGGAAATCTATGAAGATAAGCTATTAACTAACTCACCAACGATAGTGGTTGACTATCAATTTTCGGTGCCTGAGAACAAAATGCCGGTGTACTTTGTTCAGCTGCTGAAGTACATGATGGCATGGCACTTGGCAGAACCATTGACTGATCAAGCAACAAAAGCACAATACTGGCAAAGCGTAGCCGTTGGCGCTCCATCAGACAATGGGCGTGGTGGGTATTTCCGTATTGCTGCCAATATTGATGGGCAAGGTCAGACGCCACAAGCAATTGAAGATTTTAGCTTGATTGCTGTGAGGTACTGATGACTCGCTTCATCAACATTCAGACGAACTTTACTTCGGGCGAGATTGATCCGTTGTTAAGGGCGCGTATTGATTTAAAACAATACGAGAATGCCTGCTCTAAGTTGACGAATGTAATCGTTCAGCCGCAAGGTGGTGTGAAGCGTCGTTCCGGCTCAAAGTATATTGCTGAGATCGCTAATGCCTCATCAGGCGCACGACTGGTTCCGTTTGAGTTCTCAGTGGCTGACAGTTATATGTTGGTGTTTACCAATAACCAAATGGCTGTCTTTAAAGACGGTTCCTTGATTACGAACATCAATGGCTCTGGTAATGCTTATCTAAACACTAGCAGTGTTGGTCTAACAGGTTCCCGTTTAAACACAATTTGCTATACCCAATCGGCTGACACGATGATTATCGTGCATCCAGACGTTAACCCTATTAAGCTGGTCCGAGGCGGCACAGATGCGTCGTGGACAATTTCCACTATAACTTTTGATTCAATTCCGTTTTACGCATTTACGCAGACGTTTACCAATCCTGCTGCGACACTGACACCGGATAAAACATCTGGCACGGTAAAGCTAACAGCATCGGCGTCAGTCTTTACTGCGGGTAGCGTAGGTCAGTACATCAACGCAACGCCACAAGGGCGACTAAGGATAACGGCTTATGATTCTGGCACGGTGGTTCGCGGAATCACTGAAATCCCGTTCTTTGACACCAATGCCATCGCAAGTGGATCATGGGAAGTCGAAGGGGGTTATGAGGCTGTTTGGTCCGCCAGTCGTGGGTGGCCTCGCTCAGTCACGTTCCACGAAGGAAGGCTCTTCTTTGGCGGTTCCAAGTCGCGTGTCTCGACGGTCTGGGGCAGCAAAGTAGGTTTGTTCTTTGATTTCAGACCTGACAGCGGATATGAAGACGATGCGCTTGAAGCCACTCTCGACACGAATCAGCTTAATACAATCGTTGATATTATTTCTGCTCGTGATCTGCAAGTGTTTACTACTGGGGCTGAGTTCTATGTTCCGCAGTCGGGCCTAGACCCAATTACTCCGACCAACTTCTTTGTCAAAGCGGCAAGTAAGAATGGTGCGAAAGAAGGCGCTCGTGTTCAGCAGCTTGACGGTGGGACGATCTACTTGCAACGCCAAGGCAAATCGCTCAACGAATTCATCTATACCGATGTTGAAGCCACATATACGACGCAGCGGGTGTCGCTACTTTCATCGCACCTGATGAAGAACCCAAAGCGTCTGGCTTTGCGTAAGGCAACATCGACAGACGAAGGTGATTTGCTGTTGGTGCCAAATGTTTCTGATGGCACAATGGCGGTCTACACCGTGCTGCGCTCTCAACAAATTGTGGCTGCGTCTGAGTTTACGACAGATGGAACATTTGAAGAAGTCGGCGTCGATGTGTCAGACATTTATGTACTTGTGAAACGGGTGGTTGGTGGGTCTGATCGATACTTTGTGGAGTTATTTACAGACGGGACTTATACCGACTGTAATAAAACTGGTGGCGCTGCTAGTAGTGCTACAGGCCTGCCGCTTAATGGCAAAACTGTTAATGTTTTGGCCGACGGGGTTGTCTTAGAGAACGAAGTCGTTGCTAGTGGTTCAGTGACGTTTGAACGTCCTGCGGCAGCATCGTATGAAGTCGGGTTGCCATTTAATACACAAGTCAAGACAATGCCAGTTGAAGTAAAAACAACAGCTGGGGTACGCACATCGTTTAAAAAGCGCATCGTTGAAGTTAATGCAATGGTGTATGAGACCCAGCACTTTGTCATTAACGACAAACTGGTGACGTTTAAGAAGTTCGGTGAGGACATTCTTGACCAACCTGAACCGACCTATACCGGGCTAAAAGAACTCGAAGGCATCTTGGGCTACAGCAAAGAGGCGTATGTTGATGTCAAACAAACACTTCCACTAAAGATGACATTGCTGGGTCTCGAATATAAAGTATCGACTTACGCGGGGACATAATGCAATTTTTACCTTATGCACTTGCTGCTGTAGCTGCCGGATCGAAGATATACGGTGGCATTCAAACGCAGAAGATGTACAACTTGCAGGCCGAGCAATCTCGCTTGCAAGGTGCGCGTGAGGCATTAAAGGGCCGTATCGCTGCGTTGAACTACAACAATCAGGCGCTGGATGTCCTGAAGAACTATCGTAAGTATATGGCAGCAGTTAATGCTCGTGCGGCGGCTGGTGGTGTTCGCGGTGGTGAAGGATCGGCAGCAGAGGTTGTGTTCCAGCAGGGTATCTTATCGGGTCGTGACTTTGACATTACCCGTGAGAACGCGATTCAGGCCGTCAATATGGGTCTGGAAGCGCAACTGGCTGGTGAAGCGCAGGGTGAAATTTATCGTCAAGCTGGCAAGACGGCATTTACCCAAGGTCTTTTGGATGCGGGTATCTCTGCGTTTATGGGTTTCAAGACAGGTCAAGACTTGGCAACGCCCAGCGTAGCAAGCCGTGGATCAGTCGGGGCCACAACAACAACAGGGGTAAATCCGCTGAATTACCCCGGTGCATCACCAGTTCCGGCATATGGTATGCCAAGCCCATAACAATCTGACAAGGCATAGAAATGGCTGAGTTACCTAAAGTTCAATCTGCTGGCGCACAACGAGCGTTGTTGGCTGATGTGCCGACCTTGCGTTTTGAGGACTTGGCCGTCAGTGCGCGTGGTGCATCGAATATCGGCGATGCGTTAGACCGCATGGCTGCAATGGTTGCCAAGGACCAAGAGTTAGATGTTCGTAAGAAGGCAGCGCAGTTTGCTGTTGATCGCCCAGTTACCGCAGCACAATGGGATGTCATTCGTGCAGATAGCAAGAAGCTAGAGCAATATTTCTCCGGTCAAGGTCGCATCTTCAAAGATGTGTTCATGGCCGCGCAGGCTGCCAACCTGAGTTCTGAGTTGCAGGTTTCGCTTGAGAACAAGTTTGATGACCTAAAGAAAAAGCTTGAGGTTGGTGAGGTTACAGAAGAGGCAGCAATTGCTGATGTAAAGAATGCAATTGACGGTGCTACGCCGGTTGTTGCTGCGATGGACCCTGAAGTTGGTTTGAAGTTTAAAGCCAACGTGGCAATGCGTGGTTCAAGTGTTTATGAGAAAGCAGCCGATGTAACAGCCAAGCGTGTCAAAACATTCGACACCATTTCAATGAATCAGTATGTCAGCAATATGCCGTCGATGATTGGCAATCAAGTTGATAAGGCAGTTCAGGCTGGCATCCCAGTTGACTTTAAACAAATTGAGAAGACCATCTTGGAGGCGCCAAAGATGTTTGCTGCCAAGCATGGTGATGTGGACACGTTCTACAAACCTGCAATTAAGTCATTCCGTGAGGCTGTTGCCGGCAGATTAAAAGATGCAGTCAATGCGCCTGCGTCACTGGACAATCCACCGGTAGTTCAGCAGGCATTACAAAGCGGTAAGTTTGATGTCGAAATCAATGTTGCTGGTAAGCCGCAGCGAATGAATTACCAAGCAGAGTGGGACTACTTAACGGATGACGAAAAGAAAGCTGTCCGCGAGTCGTTTAATGCTGCCTTTGATTCACGCTATAACGTGCTGATTAAGAGTTCCAAGATTGCTGAATTGACTGGCTCCGCTGCTACGGTAGAGTTTGCAGAAAGTCTGAAGAACAAGCTGATCGGTTTGAATGTCGGTACGATTGGCGTTGATGAACTATCAATCTCTGACTTTATTTCCAACAAGCTTAAAGAGTCTGCCGCGACAGCAAAGGCGACTAACTCGCCAGACATCTACAAGAATGCCCGTGCTGCTATCGCTACAGTTGGGAAGTCATTCTTAACTGACTTTATTCAGTCCAATCCAACTGAAGAACAGATTACGCAGATAATGGCTGGCGTTCCGGTGAAGGATGCCCCTGCAATTAATTACATGATGACAACAGCGGACATGGACTTGCGTAATGAATTACGCTTGCACATGGGCAAAGAGATTCAGGCGCGTAATGAACTCCGTGCCAGCGAAGATCGCCGTAGAGAAGACATTAAAAAGGACCGCGCCAACGAACTTGTGCAGGTGATATTTGAAAAGCCAAGAGGTTCTAAAGAAGTTAGAGATGCCTTGGCTACACTTAAAACCATTGACGCTGTTAAGTGGGATCAAATCACCAAGGGTTTTAGTGCTTCCCGAACCCAAGACGATCCGAATATAGTTCGCAGCCTGCAACTCGCCAGAGCCAGAGGTGAGTTGACTACCGACATGGTACTGAAGTCTGCCGGTTCACTGACGCTAAATTCCCAAGAGCAATACTTTGCGTATGCGCTGACAGTCAGTAATCAAGAGAATGGTATTGCGTTGGACAAGGCGCGTGGCAAATTAAAGTACACCAAGGACATTGCGGCGGCAGTCAATAAGACAGCGGCAGACATTGAGGCGCAGAATTCTTACATTGCGGTTGAGACAGAATTTAACAATCGATTCTTGACGCATCGTAAGACGATTGGCACGAAAGACTACAAGCCTTGGAATGCCACTGAAGAGATGGACAAGCTGTTGGCAGGCGCAGTTGCTGATAAGCAGAAGCGCGTAATCGATGGTGCGCGTAGCCGTGTTGATTCGTTTACCAGAACGTACTTGGCTAAAGACAAGAAATACACAGACGCTGATGTCCGCAAGCAGATTCAGTTAAGTATCGCTGGGCAGAAGAGCGACATCAATACGAAGCTGACGCCAAAGGATTTGCAGATTTATATCAACGATCTTGATACGTTGCAGAAGGGTCAATAATGGACTTCGATCAGGAGTACATGAAGGCAAAGATGATGAAGTCTGGCGACCAGCCGCTTGATATGCGGTTGGATGCCGATGGCGTCATGCGTTACTACTTGCCCGAAGAACAAGCTGTAGCAGAGGAAGCACCTGCTGCTGCGCCAACGCCGTCATTACCTGAAGTCGTTGTGACAGGTAAACCAGAGCCTGTCACGGCTGCAAAGCCTGCAAAGAAGAAACCAGTAGCCCAGCCAAACCAAGGCCAGCTTGATCTGGGCTATGCGACAAGTAAGTTCGAACCTGCTGGCGCTATGGGTGCGCTAAAGAAAGTGGGTGAATTGATCCAGTCGGGTGCCGAGAAGATTGACTTTGATGTGCTGGGCTTCCCGGGTATCGGTACGCTGACACTGAAGGACTTGACAGTTGGTGACTTGGGCAAGGTACTGGTCAACATTGCTGAAGGGATGCCACCGGTAACAGGTAGCGGCCAGACGCTGCGCCCGACAATGGAATCCGTTGAACTAATCAATGCAGCACCGGCAGTAACTGGCGCAGTCAAGCTTGCCAAGAAAGCTGGACCGAAGATTGCCGAGTCACTTGGCCCGACCGTTGACAAGATGGCTCAAGACTATCTTCGTAAGACTGGGGCGACAATGGCCGTTGCACCTGAGTCTGTTGCCAAGCATGTAACTGATCCAATGCCACGAGTTGATTCTATTCAGCGGTTCCCAGTTGGCCCAGCAAGCATTAAGCCGAAAGTAGTCGCCCCTGATGTTCCTTTGCATCGTGAAATGAACGTGGATAATCTGACAGACTTCTTGCGTAATGACAGCCAGTTTGCTTACTCACCTGCGTTCGTGACAGACAATCCAGACTTGGCAATTGGACAAGGCGCAAACAAGGGTGTAAAGGTTACGTTCCGTCCTAATTCGGTTAGTGGCGAAGAAAATGTAAAGCCGATGACTGGGGCGATGACGGGTAGAGAATATAAGGCTGATGTTATTGCGCCACGAGCCATTGAATCGATTACCTTTGCGAATGAAGCAGAACTGAAAAAGGTTAGAAGCCTTGCTGCCAATGTACTGAAGGGGCAGTTTGAGCGCGTCACAGAAGGCAACAAGAATATCGTCTTTATTCGTAAAGCTGCGGCAAAGCAGGAGAAGCAATAATGGCAATCCAAGAAAACATCCAAGGCGATCTTGAGCAGATGTCAGCGTCTGTTCAGGGTGAGTCTATCCCTGTTCCGCAAGTCACGCAGGCTGATGCTGAACTGGTAGACCAAGACCTTGCTGCTGCGGCTGGATTGCAGACAGAAGAGATGCCAGAGTTCGAGCCGGTTGCTGGCCTTGGCACATTGGTGACTAAGGCTGCAAAGAAGGTATTGCCTAAGAAGGCTGCTGAAGCTGTTGAGACTGTTGTTGAGCAGACGGCACCTAACTTTATCAAACGCGTCAAGAAAGCTACCGCAGAGGCTGAAGAGCGCAGTGTCCTGATTGAGCAGCCACAGCCAAGAATATCTGGCACGACCATCACCATCATGCCGGAAGACGAAGCGGGTATGTCTTCGTTCATCACGGCATTGGGCGCACAGAAGGGTAAGGGCATCAACCTTGTCCGCATCATCGATGAGGTGAGTGGTGAGACACGGGATAGCCTTGAGTACCTGAATGCGGTTAAGAACGCCAACAAAGACTTAATTGAGAGTGCGCGTCGTGGCACGTTGAACATGGACTCGTTGGTTGCTGCGGCTGAAGCCCGTGGCATGGACGATGTTGTGCGTCAGTTCTTAAAGCGTAAGGAAGGCGAGGTCTTCAACGCAGAAGACTTTGTGGCTGGCTTTATCGCTACCGTTAGCCTAAACAACGAAGCCCGTGCGCTGGGCAAGAAGGCATTGCAGAGTGGTGCCAAGGCTGACAAAGATGCGTGGATGAAGGTCGTATCGGCTGAAGCAGAGATGCTGGCATCGGTATCTGGTGTGGCGAGTGAGAGTGGCCGGACCATGTATGCGGTCAGTCAGTTGGCGCAGACCACCGGCGTTCGCATGGAGGCAGTTGCTGGCCGTGCAGAAGAACTTATGCGAATCTCGAAGCAGTTTGGTGGTGAAGAGAACATCGACATTGCTATTCGTCTGTATGAGAGTCTGGACAATCCGGCCACGCAGGCAAGGTTTGTGAAGAAGGGTATCGGTGCCAAGACAGTTGATGCGCTGATGGAGATATACATCAACTCCATCTTGAGCAGCCCAGTTACACACATGGTCAACGTCACATCGAACTTTATCCGTTTGATGGCTGACATACCTGAGACCGCATTTGCTGGTGTTGTCGGCAAGGTGCGTACCAAGCTGACAGGCGACACTGATCGCGTGTATTCAAGCGAGGCATTCGCGTCGCTGTCTGATGCGCCAGAGATTATGCGTGATGCGTTCCTGATTGGCGGTAAAGCATTTGCCAAAGGTGAACCGCTGAGTGTTGCAAATAAGATTGAGTTGAACCAACGCAAGGCCATTACTGCACAGAACTTTAATATCCCAGAAGAAAGTCTTGGTGGTCGTGCCGTTGATTTACTTGGAACATACTACCGCTTGCCGGGGCGTATGCTGGTGACTGAAGATGAAGTGTTTAAGTCAGTAGCATCCAACCACCTGCTACGCAAAGCAGCCAAGCGCGACAGCATGAAGCTGTACGACGATCTGATTGAGCAGGGTAAGGACAAGACCTTTGCTCGTGAAGCTGCTGCCCGTCGCTATGCGGATGTGATGGAGAACCCGCCTGAAAGCATTATCACGGATGTCCGTGAGGGTGCAAAAGAGATGGTGTTCCAGTCTGACTTGCCAGACTTCTTGGCAAAGATGGAGCCTGCATTTAACAACCCAGTGGTCAAGCTGGTTGTGCCGTTTTACAAGACGCCTAGCAATGTTATCTTGGCAACACTTGAGCGTAGCCCAACACAGTTATTGAATCCAAAGTTCTACCAGACTATCAAAGCTGGTGGTCCTGACGCAGACATGGCTATATCCAAGTTCATGCTGGGCAATGGTGCTATCGGTATGCTGGCATGGGGATCGATGGGCGGCTTTGGCGACAATGTAATGATTACTGGTGCTGGTCCTGAAGATCTTGCGGCCAGACAGAACTTGGAAGCAATGGGCATCATGCCGTACACGATCAACTTCAAAAATGAGGATGGATCGTGGACTGGTTACAGCTATAACCAGCTAGGCCCACACGCAGGGTTGATGGCAATCGCCGCAGACTTTGCCTACTTCGCTCAACATGAAGATGACCCCGAAACATTAGAGAATCTTGCCTTTGCTGCAACTGTCGGTGTGGCTCAGTACATGACCGACTTGCCGATGGTCGAAGGCGTCTCTGATATCTCAAAAGCCTTTGGTCCTGAGTACCGTACATGGAAGGATAAGCTGGGCAGATTGATTCAAACCTTCTCTGAGAAGTCTGTCTCTGCCGCCCTGAATGTGGCCCCAACAGTCTCATCGGCTTCGGCTGCGATGGAACGCTGGATCATGCCGGATGGATCGTCCACCATGATGCCTCGTGCTGGTCTGGCAGGCGAAGACCCTACCCGTCTGAATCCTGCCTTAAGAGGCTTCTACGAGGCGCTACAGAAGGCCAAGGCACGGAACCCGTTCTTTTCTAAGGATGTGCCTCCCAAGCTTAACCGCTGGGCCGAGGTGGTCCCACAGGGTAGTGGCTCTGGCTGGGACGTGGTTACTCCGTGGCGTACCTTCGAGTCCAGACATAGCCAAGTTGGCAAGGAACTAGAGCGGCTACAGGCTGGCATAAAGATGCCAGAAAAGAAAAAAGGTGGTGTTATTTTCAACGCCGAGCAATATAATTTCCTCCTGAAAACGGCGATGGAGATTGATGTTGCTGGCAGGATGCCGGGGGAGCGAAGCGCCTCTGGGGATGGCTATGATCCGGGGTCAACCATGTACGCTTTGATGGTCAGCCGGATGAACTCCCCTGAGTATGCAGCAATGGACAAGGATCAGAAGAAGGAGTCGTTGCAGTCGATTGCTTCTGCCTTTGACCGAATGGCATTGGAAAAGCTGAAACTCAAAGAACCCGACCTTGCAACCCGTTTAATGCTTGAGGATTAATCATGGCAATCGATATCTCTGATGTGCTGCGCCGAGTGGTCTATGCGCCCAGTGGAACAGGGCCATACCAATTCACGTTTGAGATTCTTTCTCAGACTGACATTGACGTTTACCGTGGGTCAACACTACTGACGCTGACAACAGACTATACCGTTAGCATCAATATTGATGGCACTGGTTCTGTGACGTTAGTGGCAACGGCTGGTACAAACAACATCACCATCGTCGGTGCGCGAGGCATCGCACGTTCAACAGATTTTGTGACTGGCGGCGACCTGCTGGCAAACAGTCTGAACGATGAACTAGACTCGCAGACTATCTTCGCACAGCAGACGTATGAACTTGCGCTGCGTGGCCTAAAGGCTCCAGTCTACGATCCAACGGATATCAACATGACGCTGCCAACCAAGGCGAATAGGCTTGGTAAGGTTTTGTCATTTGACTCGGTAACAGGCGATCCAATTGCCGTTGACGAAATTGGTGAGTGGAGAGGTAACTGGGCTGCTACAACTTATTATGCCAAACGTGATTTGGTAAAAGATTCTAGCAATAGCAATGTTTATCGTTGCAACACAGCACATACATCGTCTGGCACAACGCCAATCTCCAGCAATGCTGATTCTGCTAAATGGGATTTGGTAGTTGACGCAGCGGCTGCCAGTTCCTCTGCAACAGCGGCGGCGGCATCGGCTTCTGCTGCCGCAACGTCAGCTAGTAATGCCTCGACCTCTGCAAGCAATGCTGCCAGCTCCGCTTCGACTGCCAGCACTCAAGCATCGAACGCCAGTACATCTGCTTCAAACGCCGCAACATCAGCCAGCAATGCAGCTAGCTCCGCAACCTCTGCATCTGGGTCAGCAACGAGCGCATCAACATCTGCGACTAATGCAAGCAATAGCGCATCTGCGGCATCAACATCTGCAACGAACGCCTCAAACAGCGCAACCTCTGCGTCAACCTCTGCTACTAATGCGGCTAATTCTGCCACTAGTGCGGCATCGTCATTAACATCAATGGTTGGTGCAGAAATTGTAATGACTATTGATGGTGGTGGTATTGTAATTACTAGCGGGAAAAAAGGCGCTATTGAAATTCCATTTAATTGCACTATAAATAAGTGGACAATAACTGCGGATCAAACTGGCTCAATAGTAATTGACATAAATAAATCCACTTATTCTGGCTACCCAACTACTTCCAGCATTACTGCCAGCGCAACGCCAGCTATATCTAGCGCTCAAAAAGCGCAAAGCAGTACATTAACAGGGTGGACAACTTCTCTATTGGCTGGAGACATTTTGGAGTTTGAAGTTGACGCAACGCCAACATCAATTACTTTGGCGACAATTTCTTTGAAAGTGACCAAAACATGACGATAGATTTTTCTTTTGATACAGAATACGGCAAGTTTTGTGATGCTTTGCATTTGCCTGATGACCATAGTTACACAGAGGCAGAAATTGAGGCTATGAAGCAGCAACGGTTGACTAACTGGATTGCTGTTATTGAAGCTCCTCCAATAGAAGACGCAGAACAACAGGGGTAAGTCATGGCAGATCGCTATTGGGTTGGTGGAACTGGAACGTGGAGTAGTACCAACACGGCTAACTGGTCTGCCTCATCAGGCGGCGCTACAGGTGCGTCAGTTCCAACGGCTGCTGATAACGTATTCTTTGATGCCAACTCTAACGTAGGTACAGGCGCGTTTACCGTTACGATGGCAAACACGCCAAGGGTTTGTAACGACATCACAATCAGCGGTCTTGACGGTGCAATGACACTAGCTGGCACAAGCATTGGATTGACTGTCAGCGGGTCTTTATCTTTTCCTGCTACAAACTTCACTCGCAGTTACACAGGCACTACGACATTTAACGCTACGACTACCGGAAAAACAATAACAACGAACGGTGTGGCATTTGGTGGGCCTGTTACATTTGACGGCGTTGGTGGCGCATGGACACTTGGCTCTGCTTTTAGTTGTGGATTAAGCACATTAACTGTAACGAACGGAACATTTGATACAAGCACATCAAATTATGCTGTTAGTGCTGGTACATTTAGTTCAAGTAACAGTAATACAAGAACAATTAAACTTAATAACTCTATAGTAACACTTAGTGGTTCTTTCTCTTGTGCCACCATAACAAATCTTACATTTAATGCAGGTCAATCTCAAATTTTGTTTACTGGTGCTACTTCAGGTATATCTGGCGCGCATACTTTTTATGATGTGCGTTTTAATATGCCGGCTTCCGGTTCTGCTGTAAATAGTATTACTGGCGCGTCTACGTTTACCAATCTTACATTTGTACGAACAGCAGCAGCAACACATAGAAAAGTCTCAATAAGTAATGACTTAACAATTACTGGCACGTTTTCTTTTACTGGTGGCGCATCAGCTCCAAATTGTCGTCAAGCATTTGAAAGTTCAATTGCGACTTCTAGAATTTTGACAATTGCGGCGGCAAGTGGAATTAATTATGTTGATTTTTTTGGCATAACAATTGCTGGCGCTGTTGGCACTTTAAGTGGTACGTCATTTGGCGATGCTGGTCTTAACTCAAACATTACTTTTTCTACGCCAAAAACCGTTTACCTTGTGTCGACTGCAAATACTCAGTTTACGTCTGCAAGCTATGCTCTAAGTTCTGGCGGGTCTGGCAGTCTTAATAATATGCCGCTGCCACAAGACACATTGATTATAGACGATAATGGATTTCCGTCAGGAGCGAGTTTTATATTTACAAATAGTTGTAATGTTTGTGCAATCAATGCAACAAATAGAACACTTCCTTGGACGTTGACAGCAGGTTCTTTAGGTGATGAATCTAGTCCAGAAATTCCAATTTCAGGAAATTGGATTTTAAACTCAGGCGTAACAGTAAATAGAGCAACTTCACCTAGATTTTTATGGAGAAGAACATCAATTCTTGATCTTGATACTGGAGGCAATACGTTTGATGTCAGTATGCGTATTGATTGTTTCGCGAATAGTGGTTCTGGTGGATTAAGATTAATAAATAATACGTTGACTTGTACTCAAACATTTAACATTCGGTATGGTCATTTTAATTTTTCAGATAGAACAGTAAATATTGCCACATGGGACAGCGGTACATTTACTGCTGTGCAAAAAGTACTTACATTTGGCTCTACTGGACAAATCAACATAACTGGAACAGGTACTGCTTTTAGTTGTAACAATGTTCATACATTTGTTGGCACAAGTAGGACAGTAAACATTACATCTACAGGTTCGACTTCAATCACTGTTGTTGCGGGTTCATCGTCTGAAGCAACATCATTTGATTTTAATTTTACTGGCGGTACTTATGCGCTGTTTTTTTTGGGTACTGGTGGAAATACAGCACGTAATGTAAATTTTACTGGGTATGCTGGAACATGGCAGCAGATTAGCACTGCAACAATTTACGGTGACTTAACATTGTCTACTGGAATGTCTTTGACTGCTTCATCGTCAACAATGACGTTTGCTGCCACTAGCGGCACAAAGACTATTACCAGCAACGGGAAGACAATGGATTTCCCTGTTACGTTTAACGGCGTAGGCGGCACATGGCAGCTTCAAGATGCAATGACGTTAGGAGCTACTAGAACTTGCACATTAACTAATGGTACGCTTGACCTAAACAATTTAATATTGTCAACCGGTATTTTTTCTTCAGACAACAGCAACACACGATCAATAGCGTTTGGTACTGGTGGAATTACGGTAACAACCGCAACTGCTGGGTCAACAGTGTTGTCTATGGCAACTGCCACAAACTTTACGTTTACAGGTACGTCAAATATTAGCGCAGCAATGTCTGTTACAAGGACATTTAACTTTGGTGGAACTGCGGGAGCAACGACAAGTAACAGGCTTAATCTTAACTTAACGTCAGGCGCGTCTGTACCCACATTTACGGGTAGCTTCAGGCAAATTAACTTTACCGGATCAACTTGCAATCCCGGTGCAGTAATTATTAGTTGCCATGGGTTTACACTTGCATCTGGCGGTACTTACACAAGCACAGACTTTACAACTGTAGGAACAGGAACACTGACTTACACAGGTAAGACAATAGACATATTAAATATTAATACAGCGGGGATTACAACAACCTTAGCTGATGCCGGTATAAATGCGTCATTAACGCTAACTAACGGAACGCTAGATTTAGCCGGGTTTACTTTAACCAATACATCAGCTTCAACTGCCGCTGGCACTAAAAACTTAACCTTTAATGGCGGAACATTAGCTCTTAGCGGAAGTGGCGCAACTGTTTGGAATAACGCAGCACCAACTAACTTCACCACTACAGCAGGTACTGGCACTGGCACAATCAGTATGACATCCGCGAGTGCAAAAACATTTGTGGGCGGCGGATCAACATACAACTGCACACTAAACCAAGGTGGTGCGGGAACGCTGACGATTACTGGTGCAAATACTTTTAACGACATTGCCAATACGAACGCTACAGCAAGCCAGATCACATTCCCGGCAAGTACAACCACAACGGTAAACGCCTTCAATTTGTCTGGCACTGCGGGTAACTTGGTTTCAATCCGTAGCTCAACTCCGGGAACTCGGTTTACGTTATCAGATGCGTCTGGTACGGTATCTGTTTCGTTCTTGGACATTCAGGATAGCAATGCTACAGGCGGCGCTACTTGGTCTTCTTTGATTTTAAACGGCAATGTTGATAGCGGTAATAATCTTGGGTGGGTTTTTGCTGTGAAAAAATCTCGCGCAACAATAATTTCTGTTTAACTAGAATAATTTGAAATTAAGGGGTGTGATGTGAACGAGTGGCTAACTAACCTTGGAGTGGGCGCTGGCGCTGCTGTGGCCGGTGCTTATGCAATGTACCGCAAGGTGCTGGCTGACAACCGCGAAGGCCGCATCAACAGCGCGACTGACGCTGCTACCCAGCAGGTTATCCAAATGCTGCGGGAGGAAGTGTCGCGCCTATCTGATCGGCTGGCTGCGGTCGAAGAGCAGAACCGTAAGTGCGAGGAAGCGAACGATGCCTTGCGCGAAGAGATCATTGCAATGAAGAAGCAGCTGCACTTGTTCTGATGTGCTTGACCCTATCACCATTGCTGCTGCGTACAAGGCCTGTACCACAGCAATCGACCTCGCCAACACAAGATAGTTGACCCTAGTCCAGAGCAGAAGAAGCAGTATCAGGAAGAAGTAAAGAAGGTGCAGGAGGTAGCCAAGGCAGCATCGGCACCGGACGATGTGCTGAATGACATCTGGTCTAACCTTGGCAACTTCATTGACCAGTACGAAGCACTAGCAAAGATATACATACAGAGTGAGGCCGAGGCGAAGGAGGTGTACCGAGGCGATCTGTCGCTAGGTCGCAGGGCATTGGAGCGTATCCGGCTGGAGTCGAAGCTAAACGAGATGCTGGCGCAGGTGCGGGAGCAAATGGTTTACAACACACCACCAGAGCTGGGGTCTGTGTGGTCAAGGTTTGAGAAGGCATGGGATGACATCCAGAACGAGCAGGCAGAGGCGCTGGCAATAGAGACTAGAAAGATACAGGCGGCGAGATGGCAACGCAGAAGGGCAATAAATCGCCTCAAGGCTCGACTGATATGGGTTGGAGCA